GATGCTGCTGGTGGAAGTTCTGTCATATAAGCTGATGAATTCTCTTTATCTTCTCCCGTAACTTCTCCCTTTTTGAGCCTATCGGGTAAAGGCATCAACTCATCTGGATTGATTTCTTGTGTCATTTCTATTAACCTCTTTTTGTGTTTTTTACTCATCTCACCATAACCTCAAAAAAGGTCAGGACTCTAAAGTAACCCTGCACTTCGGAATCAACCAAGTCCTGTCCCTGTACCTCTTCCCGCGCTGAAAGAATATAACTAGAACCTACCTTTACATTTTGAATTCCCTGGAGAGCATCATATAAAGCGCGATAGACTTGTCTGGCTTCAATAGGGTCATCAGCCCAGCAATCGAACTGAACACTGGGCAAAGGTATCCCTGGAATATAAGGTGTTGAAGTTCCGCCCCTAGTAAAGAATCCGATTGCTGGCAAGGTGGCATTCTCAGGCAAGCGCGGGCAATAGATTCGAGTGCTAACCAGTGCTGTCAAAGCAGCATCGGTAGCCAAGTAAGATTTTATGATTGCGTTAGTGTCTATCATGGTAAGTGAGCCTTCATTCTCTCAGAAAATTTGGGGCCGAATTTATCAAAGGCAGGTTTTATATAAGGATGAGGATTAGTGCCTGGATGCCGAACGCTTTTACCAAAAAATGTCTCCCCATCGGTTAATACCTTCGCTGTTTTTACTGTTATGATATGAGGTCTAGTACCTACTTCTAAATAACCGCCATAGCCAGATGTGGAATAGACAGCACCTTGTATTTTGGAATCATCAACGACTTTATCGGGCTGTGCATCTTTGCCTTTAGCAACTGTCCCCATGCCTGACACATCGCCAGTTAATGACCTCATATTGTGTCCTGTTAATTTGGGTGAATCCCTAGTGGCTTCATTCCAGACACCAACTACAGTATCCCTCATGGCTTCCCTGGCGGCCTTCAGGACTGTTTCGGTGGCTTCTTTGGTTTTTAGGTTTAACGTTACGCTGACATTCATTCTCATTTTACTGTCCTAATTGCCAACTCTTTATGGTGTGCGGCTGTGCCATTTTGCCTGCTCTTCACGCCCAAGATTTCGTAAGTCTCGCTGTTCAAAACGACCCTATCCTGAGCGGTGACATCGACATCGTTCATAAATAAGTCAAGGTCGTAGATAAGCACCTCAGCACCTACTTTGATTTCATTATTCTTAGGCTCACTATAGCGGCATGGCTGATTCACAAGATGATTAGCCCATGTCTTTACAGGGTTGCCATAGGCATCTTGAGCGCCAACTGTAAAGCGGCGAATAGTGGCGGTGTTTATCAATAAATCGGTATAGCTCACTCGCTCTCCTCAAATTCACCAATACTTGCCAAGTCCATCTCTGCCCAATCTACTATCGGCCCGGAACCAGAGGCATCACGATATCTTTGCGCCAGAGCCAGCATATTGTCTGTTTGTTTCTTTGTGTAGGCGTAGTCACCTATCTTCTCGCTGGTGGCAGTTTCTGTCAAAGCAGCTGCCCATGCCTCTAAAGCTAAAGCCGAGGCCAAAAGTATGTCATCGCTGGCCTCATCTAAGAAGACCTGTATTTCCTCATCGGTAAAATGGGCATCGGTAGCCGGCGTGACATCGGTGTCAGCTATCTTCAATCGGACTTTGCCGATAAGAGTTGTTAAGTCATAAGTTGCCGTCATTCTGGTATATCTCCATCAGCCAGAACGCCATGCTCTGTAAAATAGGCTGGCCATTTTTCGGCACCCTTACGGATACATTCATCCAGAGTGCATTTATTCCCATGCCGCTTTGAGCAATCGACTGCTTTGCAGTATTTCGAGTTATAAGGCTCTCTGTCTTTCGCCATGACTACTCCTAGAAATAAGTTACTGTGAAATTACCTGCGAACGTGGCATCGTAATCAAAATAAATACCTGTCAACATTTCACAATCAAGTATCAATGTAAACGGTTGGCATGATACCTGGACAGCACTTCTTAGAATGAGGGTAGCAATAAGTGTTCCTGCAGCACTTACACCATCGTATATAGCAACATCGCCCACTGTGGTCATGCCGTTAAATGTTATTGAGTGCAAAACGCAAGCCCCAGTATGGACTAAAGTGTCTGCGGTAACATTCTTTTTCTTCCAGGGAAAGTCTATTGCTGGATTCATAATTTACCTCCTATTCTCCATTGTTGTACCATGAATATCGTGTAAACCACCACCATAGCCAACCCCAATTTAAGGCCATCCAATGTACCTTGACTGCTATAATTTCGGTTCCAGGATTAAGAATGGTCTGTAGAGAATACCCGAATATGGCTATTGCATTTGCAGGATCGTCAGTAACCGCACCCAAATTATTGATGTAAAGTGATTGCCCTATTACTATGGGGGCTATGGCAGCCGTAACCGATACTCGCCATATCCCTTCAGTATCAATAGGAACATTCTCAGATGTTGAAGTCGCAGTTTTTAGCGCAATGCCTACGCCTTCCCAGAAGCCCACTGGTTGTCCTTTCTGAACCAGTCCTGAGCCCGGGGCGTGGACAAGCACGACTTCCTGCACGTAGACATGCCGCCCCTCATAAGTGGACGACACTTCCTCTCCGGCCTCTCGGTAAGGGTCTAAATAATAGTTAGCGCCGACTTCGGCAGGTTGCTCAATCCATCCAGCCATTTCTTCTCCAGTTCCCTCAGAGGGGAAGGGAAGGGGTGACCTAACCTTCCCCTCTAAGAGTAGAATTTAGCTTATGTGCCCGCCCATGTAGGTAGCTCTCCAATCGAGCTTATTGCAGCCGAAGATGTCCCTCACGCGGTAGAAGACATTATCGGTTCCAAAATCACCGGTCATCGGGCCGACTTCGCCGCCGCCCAGTGAAACCTTGTCGCTGGCCTTCATGCAAATCTCCGGCCTCTCATGTCCAGCCAGATAGTCACATTCCATAGCGGCGATATCCGTTGGCGCAGCAAACAGATACCATCCTGTCGAGCCGGTGGTCGAGGTATCCATTACTGGCAGATAAGGGTCAACCACTAAAGTCAGACCCATCTGCGGTAACACGTTGGTCATTGGCCAAGGTGTCGGGGTTGCTCCGGTTCCTTCAGCCCACATCTTTACAGCCGAAGTCAGTATTTGCCTTGCCGACATCTCCAATGCTGGAGGAACCGCAAGGATTGCAGCCCTGTTCATTATAGGCTCGCCATTAGCATCAACGACTCCAGCCATGAACTGCAAACCTGCCTCAAGACCTAGTATGCTCAAGAGAGTAGCCACGCAGTTGATTTCTCCCGCTCCTGCCGTGGAGTAGAGATTAGCGGTATGGTTAGCACCCACATCATGCGCATAAGTACCAGTCACCAAGCGGTGCTCAGTCCTTACTGCGGCGCGGGCGAACCTCACGGGCGTGTCCTTCAAAGCGCCGATGTCATCGTTTATCAGTGCCTCCCAGGAAATATCGAACTGGCGTCCGTACTTCCTGACATAGCAAGAATAACGAGTCTCGTCTCTTTCCGAGGCCAGATACTCACCCTTCTCAGCTACCAACTCTAAGTGCTGGTCACCGCCGGTAATGGCGAATCTATATCCGCCCACCTGGGGATAAATTCTCGGCACAGTTCCCATTCTCACAAAGGCCTTCCACACTGGGTCAACGGCCTTATAAGAGGCCAGGACCTGTCTGTCGAGAACATCGCCGAACAGGTAGGGGAAGTCCGATGTGGTCAATGCTTCCCTGAGTAGGTATTCGCGGCGATGTGATGGAAGCCCTCTAGCGTTACTCAAGAGGTCGATTACCTCTTTGAGTTGGGCTTCGTAGTTATCGGGTTTCTTTACGTCTGAGATGGTTCTAAAGCCATCCCAGTTTTCGACTAATTTCAAAAGTTCCATAATTAGACCTCCTTCTTTGTTACTTTTTCGGCAGCCTTCTTTTCATCTGCCTCTTTTTGCGCCTGGGCTATAGTTTCCCGTAAATCAATATCTTTCTGAACCATCTCGTTGGCTGCCTGTGCTCCTTCGAGTTCAGCAAGTCCTTTGTCAATTTCTTCGACTTGCCTCATAAGTTGCAGTCTCTGATAAGCCAAATCTCTAATCTTGGCTCCAACCAATTCCCTGTGGTTCTTCAGGTTATCGATTACGGGGTCACCAGTTATGTTGACTTCCATTTCATTCCTAATTTCTCATTACCATGCGGTGATAGGAATAGCATACTTTACGCCGTCGATGATTATTGGAATCTTGTGCGTCTGATTCGGCACGGCCTCTGGGTCTGCTACTAGTCCCAATGCCCG